CGAAGAACTTGGCCATGCAAATTGGAGATACGTCACTAAGGATTTAGCTTTATCAAAGATTGAAGCTCTTTTTAGTCGCGCAAAAAAAGATGGATTTGAATGTGTTGTCGTTGACTATTTACAACTGATGAAAGGCGTTGGAAAAGATCGAAGGAATGAAGTTGCGTCTTTGGCTCGCGGCATAAAACAAGTCGCACAGAATGAAGGCCTTAGAGATGTTTTGCTTTGTCAGGTGTCATCTGTTTAGTGGGCTTCTTCATAGGTTCCTCTGTTGGTTAATAGCTTCCGCGCCTTATGGGGTTAGTTTATTTTGTGAACAACAGCATCGTAGAACACCACATCAAGGTCATAACTAGAACCCGCGCCATCAAGGGTCATGATGGTCTTGGCAAATATATCTACAATGCCAGATTGCAGAGTAAGTGGCTGGGTTTCGATATAGAACGGTATAAGCAACTCAGGAAAGTTGGCGGCTGAAACGGGAACAGTGTTTACGGTTGTTCCACCGTCAGAATAGCTTCGAGGTGATGCGGGGCCGCCTTCGTTCAGCGTGAAATTCAAGTTCAATAAACCTACGCATGTTTTAATTTTCACCTTCATGCGGAACACAACAACATCCCCCGCAGAAAAGCCAGTTCTTATACCCTGCACGCCGTTCACAAGATTGAATTGGAACACTTCAGCACCTGCACCAGCGCCGCCAGTGCTAGTGAGCCTTATTCCTTGGCCTTCGCCTGAAATCAGGCCATCAGTACGCGGGTTCTCTTTGTAAGCAACAGCGGTTGTGCCAGTCGAAGTAATTGTATTTTGCGCGGTTAGCTGACAGTTTGGCGCGATTGAACCTGTGGGAGTAATGCCGCCATTTGTGCTTAAAGTGCCGCCAGTTCCTTGGAACATGCCGCGATTGGTGCTGCTGAATACAAACAGGTTGCCGTTCGGGTTGTTTGTCGCATCATATTTGTTATACGGAGAACAATATGATTTAGGTACTGGGGGGCGGAGTTTTTCTATGGCTTGTGCTATCTGGTAGCCTTCATAAATACCGCCACCCATGTCTTTATGCAATCCGTCAGAGCCGATCATGCCGGGGTTTGATGTTCCGTTAGTCGCGCCATAAGCCGGATAACGTTCACACGTTACCAAAATGGGTGTACGATGTTTCGGCAAGTTATAGAGCGTTACAAGGTCGTCACGCATGGAGCATAAATCCATCAGAAAACGATTGTAAGAATCTATCCATGCCAATGCTGCGGCTGTTCCACTAGCGTCAGAGCGCGGCGGCAACATTTGTAAAATAGGGGTAACGCCAGCAGCAAAAGCATCGACAATAAAGCGTGCCGCGTTAGTCTTGGCCAACGTCATGGCAGCGCCCGTAGCCCCTACCGAGTCATTTATACCCCAGTTTGTCATTATAAAATCAGGATTCAAAGCCAGCGCCAAAGGCATCTGCGTGTCGTAAGCGCCCCATGTCGTTCCACCGACAGAAACATTGAGGTCGGGGGTATATATTAGAGATTGTTTGCTGTAGCGCCGTGCCCATGTCATAGCCCCACGGCTCTGCATGTCGCGGGTTGTGGCGGTAACTGATGTTCCCAACGCATTCTGGCTATCGCCCATCGTGACCAATTTTCCGCCTGCCGCGAAATTCTGTGCCTGCGCCGCCCCCGATGAACCGCTGCCATTGCTTACCGTTACCGATGAATCAATTGTAAGCGTCATTATTCCGGCCCTGCCTGAATAATAGTCATCTGAACCTGAGCCGAAGCCGCCGCATACAACGCAAGCCTGATAGCCGTGGGAGGAGCTATATAGTTCGTGTCACCGTTGGCAGTTGCAGAAACCAGCGTTGCATTGTTGTACCAGATACCAGTTGCCGCCGTGTTGCTTACAGGGTCAGCATTGAGGTTGATTGTAGCGGGGTCGGCAAACGTATGCTGTACGCTGTAAAATGCAGAGGTAGTGCCGTACACTATCCCAACGCCCACACCTATATCAGCGGGGTTTCTGTAGGTGTCTATCGGATAGGCAGGGCTATAGGTCGTTCCACCTGCCGATGCCGTTACCGTGAATGTTTTACGGCGCATAGGAACCCCCTTTTAGGATGGGTCAACACGGTTAAAAGTAAGCTGAACCTGACAGTCTACAGCAGCATCCGTTCCAACCATTGTGACAGAGTAAGAAGGCTCAGAAGTGGTAGACAGGTTGGCACATGCAGAGGCAACAATCGTAGGGGTACGATTAATGCCAGCGGCAGAGCCAAACGCAGCAAAGGACAGAAGCTGTACACCACCCGCAGATACGCTAATGGTATTGTTGGTAGCGGCAGAACCGTTTGCCAGAATGTACAGCGATGCATCAAGATTCTGCACACCTGTCGGTAACGTACCTGTCACCGTAGTTGATGCGCCGATAAGCCTGTGGGTCTTGGTCAGAAGCACAGGTGCCTTGCTAGCTAAAGCCGAAGTTATGGCAGCATTACCACTTAGGATATTGTCATCAAAACGAGTCATGTTTGCACTCCTTAAGCGCCAGCGCTGCCGTACATACCGAGGTAATTCACTGCACCCACACCGAACAGGCGCATTGCAGAGAATTTCAGGTTCTTGGTGTCGAACTCGTTGTCACGGTCAAGCGCAACGGGGTCTACATCCGTGAACACAAGGCCGTCATCAACGTTGGTCTTGAGGAACCAAGCGTCAGTGTCAGTGAGGTACGGGCTTACTACGATTTCCAGCGGAGCATTCGCACGGGTCGTTGCTACAGGGTTAATCGTGTTGTTGCCGGAATCCACTTCATACTCGGTTTCGAGAATCTTGCGCACCAAGAGCTGGGAAGCAGTCGGTACAATGATCTTCACCGGACGCGCCATGATCGGAAGGTTCTGGTCGTCTACAAAGTTGGAAATATCAATGTAGGCGGTTTCCAGAGCCGACTGAGAAAGGTCGGCGGCAGTGGAAGGAGTGTTCTTCTGCGTCACGTTATTCGCTGCTACCAGCAAATGCGCGGAGTTGAACAAACTCTTACCGTCTGCGGTCAGGGTCGGGCTGGATGCAGTGGAGAAACCGTTATTGAGCAGGTTGAAAACCACCGTTTCCTCGGTTTTACGAACCGATTCAGCAAGCTGCTGCGGGATGGATTTCATGCGGTCATACTGCTCGTAGCGCATCATCTCATAGGTAATCATGGAGCCGAGCGCGTAGGTGTAGTTGATGATCTCCTTGGGGAAGCCTTCAAACTTATCTGCGTACTGTACAGAGCCACCCTGAGCCTTCAGCGATGCAAGACCGTAGTTAGTGATGCCCTGAAACTTCTCAAAAGCCTTGTCAGACTGATGAATAGTTACAATCTTATTCCAACCAGTTTCCCAGTTTTCATATGCATCACCGAAATGAGCCTCAATGCCCGGCCAGAGTTCTTCTGAAAATGCGCCTGTATTCATTACCATGTTGTGTTCTCCTTAAGCTGCGGCAGTGGGTGCGTGCAGGAAGTGGTAATTCCACTTCACTTCAACGCCGTTATTAGCTGAACCACCGCTACCCGTTCCGGTAACGCCAGTAAGCCGGGATGGGTCAAGCACGTTGATAAGCTTGAAATACTCGCCAGTGGATGCAGACGCGGGGAAGTCTACCGACTGACCAGAGAGGCCAGTAAGAGCATTGCCTGCGGATACATCGATCATGAGATTGCTGCCGATATTGCTCAAACCAACCGAGGTTATGCACTGAACATAATACGTCTGGTTGGGGTCGTAGCAGACATCTGCCTGACCTACCTGACCAGAAGCGATATACTTAGTGTTCTGGAAAGTCAGGGGACGGCCAGCAGTGGTATACACTGCCAAGCATACGCCGAAGCCTGCTTTCGTGGGGTTAGTTGCGGCTGATGCAGCAGCTACTTTACCGGACACAAGGATAAGAGCGTCACCCTTGGCAACCTCTTTTGCAAGTGCCTTTACGGGCATCCTGCGAATCCAATCCGGCTGCGGCTGCCTGCTGGGCGTAAAACCAATACGGGGTGTGGACATGGGTTAGTCTCCTATTCGATTACTTCCGTCCCTTTGCGGGATGAAACTGTTATACTTCCGTGTGAATTAGTGCCTTCCTTCTCAAGACCGCGTTTAAGGTTCGCGGTTAGTCCCGATAAGCGGCGCTTGTTCACGTTTTCAAAGTATGCATCACGTTCCTGCGCGAGTTCTTCGGGTATGCGCTGAAGGATGCAGTCCTTCTTTTCGTTAATGCTTGTGAGGGAAGGGCTGTCGTCTATGCGACCTGTGGCAACGTTCTTGGATTTATCTGCCTGTAAACCGCTTACCGTTTCCCAACCTTCCAGCGCTTTGCTGTGTAGATTTTCGGAGTCTTTGCGTGACCACCTGTAACGATAACCGTCCTCTTTATTGACTACATCTAACGTAGATGCTGGCTTCCAAGAGGTAGTGCCTTTTTTCAAAACTGCTTTCGGCCTTCCGACCGGACGTGCTTCTATCATTTGCGTACTCCTTTAGCTTTAATGATCTGCTGCCGATATGCTTCGATGTGGTCTGCATCAGATTTCGCTTTGGAGCCGCCAAACTTTGTTCTCACTGCGAATTTTTCAATCTGCGGTGATAATGTTATTTTGCTTGCGGCCTTCCTGTTTGTCAAACCACCCCCCATTACGGACTGTGACGGGGTGCTTTTCTTTACGCCCATAAGCTCATCTACCTTTGCTAGTTTCTGTTCAGTGGAAAGTTTGCTGTATTGGGGATTTTCAAATACTGACTGCGCGGTAAAGAACGCCCTTGC